TATACCCGCAAACGCAACCACAATTCCTTTAATCCAAGGTCAATCTTTAACCGGCTCATTTGCTGGTTTTGTTGTATGTCCTAATACATCTGCTACTCCACAAGGAACAGTAGCACATTTTAAAGGATTAAAAGATGGAGTAAATAGAGAATTAGTAACATCAGGTTCAGCCCTATATTTCTCTCCTGGATATTATCCTATTTTTGTTACTAGTGCTTCATTAGATGCTACTAGTAACAATGTATTATTCTTTACATAATATTTATAACAAATGGAAAAATCATTACAACAACAATACAACCTAATTAAAGAAGGTAAAGGAGATAAACAATTCTTCCTAAAATCAGCAAGATATCAGTTTCCTGATTATATTACTTCTTTAACTGATTTTAATACAGCTATTCATATTTTAAAAACTAAAAGTATCTTAAATGAAGAAACTAAAATAGTTGAAAAAAAGAATTGGTTTAAAATTTTCAATGAAAAACTTGAAGAAGCTGTAGGTGTTAAAAACACTAAAGAATACGGTGACCAAAATGAGTTTGAAAAAATTGATAAAGATGTTCAAAAAACTTTAGATAATCAATTTAATTATAAAGATGAAAAAAATATTGATAATCTTTATGGTCAAACTTTTTTAAATGGTTATTATGCTGAAATGAAAGATCCTAAGAATGAAGGCAAAACAGTTGATGAATTAAAAGCTATTGTTGCTAAAAACATGGCTAAAGATATTAACTATTATGTTAAAAATTCATTCATGGGTGAAAAAGGTATTGGATTTGAACAACAAGAATATCCTAAAGCTGTTACTGGAAAGTATAAAGCAAGCGGATATGGTGATTTGCCTAAAACTGTTAAAGAAGGTTTAAATGAAGCAAAACGCCCTTCAGTATCTGATCATATTAAAGAAGTGGAAAAATCAAGTGCTGTTGCTGCTTTAGAATCTAAATTAAATGCTATTGATGAAGCTATTGAAACTCGTAAATCAAAATTAGCATTGGCGGAATCAGAAGATTTAGCAGAAATGATTGATCCTAAAATGAAAAAAATTCTTAATAAGGAAATTAAGGAACTTGAAAAATATAAAGCTAAAACTGAAAAACTTTATGAAAAAGCAACAGGTGGAGCTAAAAAAGAAGAAGTTATAGATGAAAATTATAACTACAATTTAAATAACTTTCAATAATGAAACAAGTTTTAATAGAAACATTACCATTTCAAATATCACGTAAACAATTACATGAAGGACTAAGAGCACCTTCTGGTAATCCTTTAGTTGAAGGTATTTTAGCTACAGCTGAAGTAAAAAATGGTAATGGTAGATATTATCCTAAAGAATTATGGGAAAGAGAAATTGATAAATACCAACAAATGGTTAAAGAAAATAGAGCTACAGGTGAGTTAGATCATCCTGAATCTTCTATTATATCATTAAAAAATGTATCTCATATCATTAGAGAATGTTGGTGGAATGGTGATAAAGTAATGGGTAAAATAGAAATTTTACCTACTGTATCTGGCAATATATTAAAAGCTCTTATTGACAATAATGTAACTGTAGGTGTATCATCTCGTGGTATGGGTTCATTAAAAGAAATAAATGAAGGTACATTAGAAGTACAAGATGATTTTGAATTATTATGTTGGGACTTTGTATCAACACCATCTAATCCAGGATCATATATGCAATTAGTTAAAGAAGGTTTAGATAAATCTACAACTAATTACTCTAAAGTAAATTCTATCATTACAGAAATACTTTGTTCACAAGGTAGCTGTCCAATATTTTAACCCCTCTTAGGATAGAATCCTTTGACTGACCCTCCCTTAAAAAAGGAGGGTTTCTTTTTGCATTTTGAAATATTTTGATATACGTATACCCGACAAATATGTTATTTTTATATAACATTTAGATTTTAAATATCTATTACGCTTCGAGCAATCTATAATAAGCGTACTTCCAACAAAAATTATTTGAGGACAAAAAACAAACAAATGGCAAACAGAGACTTATTAAAAGAAGCCATTGCCGATGCTAAAGCTGTTAAGGAAACAGCCATCGCCAATGCAAAGGCCGCTCTTGAAGAAGCTTTCTCTCCCATGCTACGTGAAAAATTAGCTGCTAAAATAGCTGAAATTGACGAAATGGAAGAAGAAGTTGATTTAAAAGAAGCCGACATGGAAGATCTTGAAGAAACCTATGACACAACTGAAGAAGCTAAAGACATGGATACCATGGAAGAAGCTGAAGAAAAAGTAGATGAAGTAGATCTTGAAGAACTTCTAAGAGAATTAGATGAATTAGAAGAAGGTGGATTCGGTAAATTTTCATCAGATGGAAATGAAGGATTCAGTGGTGAAGAAGATGGTGAAAAGAAACTTCAATTAAAAGCTTTAGATGAAGCCGAAGATGAAGAAGGTTATGAAGATGAAGATGCTGATGGTATCGAAGATTCAGAAGATGAAGAAGTTGATCTTGAAAACATGTCTGAAGATGATCTTAAAAATTTCATTGAAGGTGTAATTGCTGACATGGTAGCTGCTGGTGAATTAGAAGGTGGTGAAGACATGGAAGGTGAAGAAGGTATGGAAGATGAAGAAGGTGAAATGGAAATGGGTGCTGAAATGATGGCTGAAATGAAGAAAATGAAAAAAGAAGTAGAAGAAGCTAAAAAAGCTAAAGAAAAAGCTGAAAAAGAATTAAAAGAAGCTTTATCAACTGTTTCTACTATTAAAACTGAACTTCAAGAGGTTAACTTATTCAACGCTAAATTGCTTTACACTAACAAAATTTTCAAAGCTAAAAATTTAACTGAATCACAAAAAGTAAAAGTGTTAGAAGCTTTTGATAAAGCAGCTAGTGTTAAAGAAGCTAAATTAGTTTATGAAACATTATCATCAGGTGTAGCAAAAACTGCTACAAAACCTATGAATGAATCATTAATTAAAGGTGGTGCTTCTAAACCTGCTGGGGTAGCTGAAAAGAGACCAATTATGGAAGCTAATGACCAGGTTGCAAGATGGCAGAAATTAGCCGGTATTAAATAATTTAACAAAAAACAAAAACAAAAACAAAAACAAAACAATGTCACAAGTACAAAACTTATTAGAGAGCGCCGCAGGATCTTGGAAGACCTTGCAAAGCGACGCAGCTAGATTAGCCGGAAAATGGGCTAAAACTGGCTTGTTAGAAGGCTTGGGCGAGATTGATAAAAACAATATGTCAATCTTGTTAGAAAACCAAGCTAAACAGTTAGTAACAGAAGTTAACCAAATTTCTACTAACTCTTCATTCACTAGTGGTACCCAAGGTGAAAACTGGGCTGGTATTGCTTTACCTTTAGTTCGTAAAGTATTCGGAACTATCGTAGCTAAAGAATTCGTTTCAGTTCAACCAATGAACATGCCTTCAGGTCTTGTGTTCTTCTTGGATTTCCAATATGGTAATGCTAAGAATCCATTTACTGCTGGTAGTTCTTTATATGGTAACAGAAACGCTTCTGGTCAATTTCCATTCTCTACTCCAGATGCTGTTGGTGGTTTATACAATCCAGCTAACAAATGGACTTATTCAACTAACCAATTTTCAGCTTCAGTTACAGTTACTTCTTCTTTAGGTAATACTCCTCCAACAGTAACTGCTGGTAATGGTGTATTAACTTCTGCATCATGGGCTGACTTGAATTTTGATTCTGCATTCTCAGCTTCTATTGCTGGTGCTGGTTCAATCTACAAATTAATCATTTCTGCTTCTAACTTACCTGGTTTTGATGCTGAGGGTGCTAGAGGTACTGTAGCAGTTTCTAGTTCATTTGTTACTAGTGGTAGCCAATTACCACAATTTACTTCTTATGTTTACACATCTGCTGGTTCAGGTTCAATCAACTTATTCTTTACAGGTTCAGCTAACTTCGCTGGTTTAACAGCAACAGCTGGTACTTACACTATTCTTTATACAAAAGCTACTACTGACATAGGTCGTGGTGATTTTGAAGATTCAGGTTCTTACTCTATTCCTAACGCAGCTGGTGGATCTTCTACCATTGTGATTCCTGAAATCAACGTTAGAATGCAGTCTCAAGCCATCACTGCTAAAACCAAGAAATTGAAAGCAGTATGGACTCCTGAGTTCGCTCAAGATTTAGCTGCTTACCAAAATATTGATGCTGAAGCTGAATTAACTAACATTATGAGTGAGTACATTTCAATGGAAATTGATTTGGAAATCTTAGATATGTTGATTGAAGATGCTGCTGCTGGTACTGAATATTGGTCAGCTATTAACAACACTGTAATCACTTCACCTACTAGTTTACCATCTACTTTAGCTTCTGGTTACTACAATACTCAAGGACAATGGTTCCAAACATTAGGAACTAAAATCCAAAAGTTGAGTAACAGAATCCACCAGTTAACTTTACGTGGAGGTGCTAATTTCTT